TGTTTTTCTGGCTACTCAAGTTTGCCAGCTCCTTTCTAGATTGCTTCTTAAATTATTATATCAAAAAGCAGCCGTTCCTTATGGCGATTGTCATTATTTTTAATTTTGGGTATAATGACAAAGTTCGCGTCTATAGTTTAACGGGATAAAACGAGGACCTCCTAAGTCTTTGCTCCCAGTTCGAGTCTGGGTGGACGCATGATCTGCGTTGATATATAAACGTTTACAAGCAATTCACACGACTTTTGCACTAATATAGTAAAAAACACCCAAACTTTAGTAGTCTAGGTGCTTTTTATATTTAAAGGATATTCCATTTTAGCTACAGAAGCTTGAATGACAAATTACTTCTTAAAAGCGTCCTTTGCCTTATCAGCTACATCTTTAGCAGCATCCTTAGCATCAGCAGCTACATCCTTAGCCTTACCTTGGACCTCCTTAGCCTTACCAGCAAGCTTATCCTTAGTTGCATCTAACTTTTCTTCAAGTGACATATCATTTCCTCCTTTACACTTGATAATTTCAGTATACACAAAACGTTATAAAAAATTAATAAAAATAAATCATGGCATATTGCTATAATACGGAAACGATGTATCAGAAATTCTAACAAAAGTACTTGAAAACAAATATGGTATTAGTTAATACGTAATTAGGTTTTATAGTTTTTTCGCCCAAAAGGTCTCGGATTTTTTTCGAGGCCTTTTATTTTTTTACTATTAATTATGTACGGGCCGCAGCCCTTTTGTTAATCGTGCTTCCAAAACTTATCAGCATCATACCAGATAATGCCATACCCCTTAATATATTCAATACCTACGGCGTTATCTTGTGTATTGTACTCATCAATTGTGCCAGAATTGTAGGCTGGCTTAAATCGAACCACATCCCCAGCTTTAAAGTCTGATTGACTGCCATTGACGTTCTGCAACAATACGGCAGGAATACCGTTGTCAGTCCAATCAAACGGTTCAGCCGTTAGCTCATCAGCGCGTACCTGGAAGATACCGTTCACACGCTGTGCGTTCGTTACAGTAAATTGCCCGCCTAAGACGAATTCATTACCGCCGTTCTTAAATTGTTCAATCGATGTTGTTGGTGTATCAACAACCGGACGGTCAATTGATACTGGTTTACTTGAACCGCCAACATAGTGGAAGAAATGATACTCTGGTTGTCCATCAATTCCCCAGTAGTAGTCATGGTCCAATACAACTACAGCCTCGTTCCAACTACCTAGTGTGTAATAACAAGAACTAATCTGGTTAGAACTATCAACAAACATACCAGTATGGCAAGCACCACCGGCAGCAGCACCATAATTTCCGCCCCAGATATAAATATCGCCAGCTTGTACCTTGTCGCCAGATACTTCAATAAATCCCGCTGCTTCCAAGTCTTGCTTCAAAGTTCCAGTAAAATGCGACCGCTTCAAGTAACTATCATCAATTGCACCAGCTTGGTTAAGTAAAAAATAAATAAAACCGGAACAATCAAAGTAAGTTGTACCGTCGGCAGTTAGGCCGTCACGCTTATCCCAATCCATCGAATAAGTGACACCGTGTAACATGCTATAAGCTGCGTTTAAGGCTTTTTGTACATCATATCCCATTATTTAACACCTCCATTTACAGGTCCATTCACATAATTCTTGATCGTTGGTAATCCTGCTTGTTCAGGCTGATTATTGCTAACTACTGGTTCTGCATTGCTTGTTTCACTACCGTGTAAGCCATTCACAGCCATTTCAATTGCTGCGCTAATTTGCTGTTCGCTGAACTTACCAACCAATTTATTAGCAGCTAAACGCTTGCTAACGTAGCTAATGGCCTTGTACTTCTTTTCAGTGCCAGATAGGTCGCTATTTTCCAGCGATCCAACAGCTTGGTCAACCCAACCTAAAAATAGCTGTACGTTGTTGTTCTTGGTCTTTGACCGTAGGTACTTAACTACTCCGTGAACTATCGGAGCACCCAGTACAATCAACGTACCAATCGTTGCAAGTGTTTCTACTACGTTATTCATATTTACCTCCAAAATAAAAAAGCACTACTCAGTAATGCTTTTGATTCGTTCACTATAATCGTGACCGTAACTTTTCAACTCTGAATTCATTTCCTTAACTAGTAGGATTAGCTGATTTACTTGGTTACTAAGCCGCTTATTATCTTCTAAAATCTTTTCATTAGATGCTTTTAACTCCCGATTATCTTCTCGAATACCGTTCAATACAGATGTTAAAGTATCCTCATGTTTACCCTTATAGGTTAGAATAGCCGTTATAGCCGCTGGAACAATCCCAATAATTGCTGCCGTAATAACATTATCCATGGTCACCTCCATTCATTTTATATGGGGGCTCTCGCTTAGCAATCAGCATAATACGAACGACAACTGTAATAAACAGTAAAGGAACAATCGTAATATGGTGATCTGATAAATCATCTAATAAAAAACTAGCCGCTAATGTTGACCATAAAAAGGCCATGGAACTTAATAGAACAACCCGTATTCGATACCAATAAAAGTCCCACACAGCGTTCACGAGTACCAGAATACCTAATACTAGGAATATCATGCCCGATGTGACATCGTCCGTCCAATCAAGAATAGGAGGTAACCGATGGTGTAACTGTTGGGACTGCACTAAGATAACTAGACCTAACATGATGGTTTCCCACGCCGTGATTATCATATCTTCATTTAATAAAATGTGCCGTTTCATATACCCTCCTAATTTGGCATTGGATCAGCCGTTAAATAACTGCCTGATGACCTAAAATAGTTACCAGCAACAACAGCCTTCGGCATATAGGTACCACCAGCATTATTAATTAGCATGGCACCGCTTGTACCGAATCCAACAACAGGTAATACTGCGATTGATTCAGGACGGTAACCCGTTGGAACGAGTCCGGAAAAATTACCTGTTTCTGCTGTTGCAAAACCGTTAGCCGTTACTATTACCAACGGGCCACTTCTAGAAAATGTAAATTTAACTCCATTAACTATTTTGCTTACCGACTTAAAAGTTAGCCCACTGGATAATGCAACAACATCATCAGTAGTTACAAATGTATTTTTGTCTGCCATTTATATCCTCCTACACAAATGATGGATAGAAGTATGAACCTTCCACATTCATAGTATTAACATGGAGTGTTCCCCAGGCATCATCCAATGTACTTTTATAAGCTGTATCAGTACGCATTAAACGAATTAAAATATTACCAGAAGTAGTTATCTTAACTTGAAATTCAAAAGCAATTCGGAAGCTATATCCATCAACACCACTTCCACATGGAATCGAAATAACCTGATCGGCAACTGGAGGATTAATGTTACTGTTCAAGCTGACCCCAGTCGATTGCCAATCCCATGAACTATCTCGGTCTGTTAATGAACCATTGATGTATATCTGTACGCCAATTGGTGTCTGATAAAAAGTGACATGTACACCCCACAAAATAGCATCAAATGTAAACCTCAAGTCTCTTGAAATACCTTCATTTAAAACAACAGTTCCAAAAGTTTGTTTGTAATTGCTAAAGTCATTCCTACTAGTTACGTGCGCAGCGTTGGGGTCAGTAGCCGTGTTGGCTGATAAAGCATTAGTGGCTACTCCTTGTAGTGAACCTTTAATTGGATTAGTAAAGGTATTGCTACCAGTGAAGGTATTATCATCCCCCTTAGATGCCAGTCCCTTACCATTAATCTGTGCGGTGACGTTATCGAGTGCTTGTTGTAGCAACTTAGTTGCCGTCTCCATGGCCTCTAGGTTTTGTGTTGCTCCCTTGAAACGACTATTAATATCATCCACTAATGTTTGAACATCGCTTAAAAACACCTTGTCATCAGTTTGAACAAATGTTCCCTGATTGGTGTAAACAGTGTAATGAATAGGAATAGTTGAAATAACCTTATCCCCTTCAGTAACTTGCAAATATCCATCTAAAATATCGCCTGCAGCTTGGTAAAAGTTCCAAGGAATTACCATTGAAAAACGCCCCAAAGCTAAGTTTGAGACGTTGTTCATTCCAGATAGTACTTTTAATACCCCCTTAGCATCCTTTACAACTAAGCGAACATCTTGACCGGATAAATTATGTGGAAATTGCCCATCTTTTAACTGGAAAAACACCTCACGCTTGTTATCGCCTTGCCGGCCAGACATAGCATTAACTACCGTTGCTTGGTCGGTACTTAGTTCAGTATTAATCTGAACATATTTTTGTGAAATATCCATTTATATTCCTTTCTTATTGTGTATCTGGATCACCGTCAATTGGCAGTCCAGATGACTGTAGTGCTAACTCAATAGCATTTAAACGGTCTCCTAATGTATTAAATTGTTTACCGTTAATGTTTTTAGTAGCACTCAATTCATCAAAATTATCATTCAGTGTGTTTCTAAATTCTTGATCAAATCCATTGCCCACTTTTTTCATTTAGTCACCTTTATTGTTATTAGTCTGCCATTGTCATCAACACCTAGTTTATATTGTTGACCTTTGGGACTTGTCAAAATAAGATTGCTAGTGTTATTAGTACCAGACTTACTTGGAATGTCCGGGCGACCATCAATTTTATCCCAATGGGCAACCGGATAAATGCGATTACCAGTACTGTCTGTCAGATAATATGCGCTAATATTTTGATTATCCATGTGTTGTGACCTTTCCAGCAAATTCGAGTCCTATTTTGTTTCCTAACAAATCTTGTACAGACTCATTAATACCAGATAGGTCTTTTTTAATACTTTCATTCATTCGTCTTGCACTTCCTTGCATTTGCATATTATGCGCAAAATCAAATAACTTGTTTCCAAATGTTACTGTATCTGTCTGGTTAGGATCATTAGGATAATAAGACATACCGATTATTCTAACGTCAACGTCAATTCCCAAACGGTCTTTTAATAGACCGTAGTTTCCAATCTTAACGTTGTTGACTTCAGCAAACTTGGCATGGTGTTCAAATTCAGCACGTTCCATCGTGTATTGCACAATTGGATAGTCCTGCAACTTACTCTTAATGTAATCGCGTAGTGCATTGCTATCCGTAAAGCGCTCATCGCTGATGGTTTGTGCTTGTATCTTTCCCCAAATAGAAGCATTGGGACTTAGATAGTCAGCCGTTGCCTGATAGCCAGTAGCATTCTCTCCCTCATTAGGTTTGCCGTTGCCTTTAATGTACGTAGCCACGTTAGTGTAATCTTCGGTCGAATTAATCTTTGAAGCGTTATATCCATCAACAAAAACAAACTGATCATTTTGACCGATTTGCTTATAAATATGGATGGTGTAATTATCAAAAAGTAACTCAAATCCAAAATCATCTTTCAAAGTACTCATTAATAGTTGGTCTGCATAATCTCCACCAAAACCATCACTGAAACCGTAGTTGTTGAAATGATCATTAATCACATAGCTAAACGCTGTATCTTTAGTAATAAATTGCATACAAGCATCTAATGACTGCGATCCATTGAGTTTATCTTCAATAAATTTAGCATGTAACGCTGTTCCAACCTGAACACCAGATATATTAAAGAGGCGCGTATTAACTTGAGAGTTAGAAGACACATTTGTGATTTGAAACCATTGTCCGACGGTTGGGATATAAAACTTGGTCAACGGTTGTAACATCTCAATCGCTACTTTGTTTTGAGCCTCTGATAATATCTGAAACGTACACGTTGATAGCTCGTTGATATTTTCAGTCACTTGCAAAGCAAATGTATTAGCAGCCGTCTCATCCCCACTAGCATTTTTAAATGTTACAAAATTATTTGCTAATTCCATCAGTAATAAAACCTCGTATTAAATGAAATTGAGAAGTTACTTGCACCGCTAATAGTTATTTGATTATCACCTTTTACAAAATCAACAAAGCCACGATCAGAAAAATCATTCCCCAATCGTTGTTGACCATTTATGATAGGAACAATGCCAACCAATTGGAACTCGTCGCTACTACTCAATGACTTTTTATAATTAAATAATTGACCAGTTGTACTATTTCTAATTGTTAGGCCATTTGGTGCATTTCCTTTAAAAGTAATAACTACCGGACGTTCGTTAGCTAGCAATGGAATAATAGACGGGTTATACACATTAAACGACGATTGATTATTGAACGAATAGCGCTGATTTTCGTACGGTATTCCCATACCAATACCCCATTTGGCATCATCAAAAATAAATGGATCTAATGTTGTGCCAACGCTTTCAGCTAAGCCATCAATCGCCACCAAGTTAAAAGATACTGACTTCGCTTTCCAAAAATTACCAGAACGAGGATAGTTAAATGCTTCTGCTACTACTCGCCAACGTTGCCAAGGTAACCGACGATTGATCACATAAAAAGGCTCAGTACTATCGAAAATACGTAGTACCTTGAGCCTTTGTAATTCATAATCGGCATTGTCTCGAGCAAATACGTCGAAAACAATCGGAATATTCATTTGTTGTATCTGACTAGTAGTTAAAGTAGCACCATACTTACTATTTTGCGTATAAGTGTGTTGAAAATTAGGACTAGGCGGGTCAAATGAAACAACTTCAATGCCTTCTTTATGCAAATCATAAATAGTGCCATCTTTACGCTGAATGATGATTGATCCTTTAGTAATTGCCATAGATAGAACCTCTTGCCTGTGCTTTTAACTGGATGTCTTGGTTTTGAAGCATCTTAATTTTTGGATAAGTTGCTTGAGCAATCTGACCACTATCTAGTTCAATCGTAAGGTTCACATCCCCAGATAGATCAACGTTACCGCCATTAGTGGTATGTGTATTATTTGCACTAGCCACTACTGGTTGATATCCAACACCATTCATACCAGTTTTAACACCATCAATTACTTTAGATAGCTTGGCACTAAAGCTATTAGGCTGCTTAGCTGCTGTCTCTCTGATTGAACCGATGATCGTGCGGTCGGCACTATCACGATTAGGATTAGTTACCCATTCATCTTCGCCGGGCACTTCACCAACAATTCCCACGCCATTAGTGCGCCCACCATTAGCATATCCATGTCCTTCACCAATAAATGACATGCCTTCGCCATAACGTGCCTTAATATAGGAAATTGCTGAAAGTAAGTTATCATATCCGTTGAAAATATCGCCATGTCCCGGCAGAGCAAAAGCGTTGAATGTACTCCGCTTAGTTTGCATCAATCCAATAGCTGGACCAGAACCATCTCCATCTGGGTCAGCACCAGGCTGTGTTATCTTCTCGTTCCCGCCGGACTCCGTTTGAATTTGGCGTAAAATCTTTTCAACAGCCCAGTCCGCCGTTGGCATTCCTGTAGCAGCAAGCGCATCCTTGACTTGACTGCGCCAACGTTCAACACCAGCACCACCAGGAGCAGAGCGAGACATGCTCTTTTTGACTTCTTCCAGGCCTTTTTTAAACCAATCAGCAATCGGATTGTAGAGGTTATCCCATACACCATGGGCCATATCACCAAAGTTATGCAGGCCAGAATACATACCATCAGTGGCCTTAGTAATCATATTGACTACATTCTTAAGTGGGTCTTTTAGGAAACTAGTAACAGCTTCAAACTTATCACCAATCCAGCTAGATACATTGTTCAATGCACCTTTACCCCAGTCAATGAGTCCACCAACAACACCGCCATTGGCATACTTTTGAATACCAGCCATGCCCATGATTTGTTTGGTTTCTTCCCCGTTATAAACGCGGGTACCCTTTGGCAATGGTAATACATGGTTACGTTGGTTAGACATCTTTAGTTCACCATTAGGGAACTGTAGTAGCTCCTTCCAATTAGAACCACCACCATCATTAATCATTGCCATTTGGCCATCTTCACCACCAACAGTTCCACCACTTGCGAACTTAACGTGTCCTAGATGATGAATACTCGTTTCATGACCAGTAAAGAATTTCCATACTGAATCAATCGCATCAACACCAGCATTAATAATATCTAACACGCCATTCATTCCATCTGAAGCGAATCCTTTAATATCTTTCCAAATAGATCCAAAGAAGTCAGAGAACGAACGCCACATACTATTCCAGACTTTACCAATGCTATCTAGCACACTTGAAATAGTGTCATGAACACCATTAATCGCATCACTACCAGTCTTGGAAATCCATTTCCAAATACCACCAAAGAATGAACTGATAGCATTCCAAACATTATCCCAAGTTTTTTGAATAACCTTTACAGTATCGTTAATGACATCCCCAAACCATTCAATAATCGGCTTGAAGAATTTTACCAGCCCATTCCAAATTGACTTAAACAGATTAGTGATAGTATTCCAAATTAGATCCCATCCCTTTTGGATACCTTTAATTTCATTATCAATCGCTTTCCCAAGCCATTTAATGATTGGTGTAAAGAATTTAACTAGTCCATTCCATACAGACGTGAACACGTCCGTAATGACTTTCCAACCGGCTTTCCATGCTTTTTGGGTAGTTTTAAACCAGTTTGATATGACCTTACTAATTGCTTTAAAAGCAGATGTAACTAACTTAGCGATTGGTTTAAATACTGGTTCAAACGCTTTCAATAACGCCTTTCCAAACAAAACAACTACACCAACTGCGAGCAACAAGCCATATAGCAAAACTGTTCCAATGCCTTTCGCTAAGTTACCAACAAACTTCGTAAAAGTATTCCAACCTTTTACAAATCCTTTTGTTAGTCCTGAAAAGAATTTACCAACAGCACTAGCACCACTACCTATTGCTTTTCCGATGTTGCTAAATGCCTTCTTGGCATCCTTAACCAGTCCGTCTACAAACTTTTTAAAGCCAGTATTGTGCTTATAAAGTAAAGCAAATCCGCCAGCAATTGGATTAACAATAAATAATAGTATTTCTTTCCAGTCATTTTTAAAGAAATCAACGACCGAATTAAACGCTTTAACTGCAAATTTAGCAAAGCCGTCGACAGCTTCTCTAAATGGTTTGAAGTGCTTATACGCTTCATATAAGGCTAATCCGACTGCCGCAATAGCTAGGGCAATTAGACCCCATGGGCCAGAAACAGCCCAAGAAAGAATTGATGTTATTTTCAACACTTCATTCATTTCTTTCAAGGCCTTAACAAAATCAGTGACCTTAGATGCTACAAACAATCCACCGAGGATACCACCAATAACTTTAATCGTTTCTTTGTGTTTAGAGAAAGCGCTCAAGGCATCTGCCACACTTTTAAGAGGATCTTTAGAACTTTTTGAGTTACCTGTTAATAGATTAAAACCGTCAGCTATTCCTTCGATAACTCCTTTAGCAGCAGAAAATGCACCATCAGCTAGCGCTCCTGCTATATCTTTGATTGCTCCAAATAGTTTTCCTAAGTCTTTTTGATGATCTGCGATATATTTAAAAGCGTTCCCTAATGTCTTACCAGCTTGTTTTCCAAAGTCTTTCATTGTTCCAGATGAGCCTTTAATTGCTTTGGTCATCATATCAAAACCTTGAGATAAACCACCCTTTTGTAAGCCATCTAACATATCAGCTAATACTCGCGTAAAAGCCGTCTTCATGTTAGCCATACTAGTCTGAATACCACCAGTCGAATCCTTGGCAATCTTCTGTAGGGAGGCCATGCCACCCCCACCTTTTTGATCAAGCTGAACCAAGGCATCTTGGAAATCTTTAGCCGATATCTTACCAGTAGACATACCATCTTTTAATTCTCCGGCCGTCTTACCCATAATCTTAGCTAGAGAATTTAAAGCAGGTCCCATACCAGCATTAATCATGGAGTTCCAGGTAGCTGCATCTACTTTTCCGTTAGAAAACGACTGAGATAACTGGATAACTGCTTCGTTAACTTGGTTAGCATTTCCGCCAAATCCCAAGATACTATCGTTGATCGCCCTAAACACTTTAGTAGCGCCACCAATATCATTATTCATTGAAGCAGTGAGCAATTGTTGACCTTTGACCGCTTCATCTAATGAAGTTGGTAAGCCGTCGATGGCCTTTTGTAAATCCTTATTGGCTTGAGCGGCATCTTCGGCTTTAACGCCCATATTTTCATAAGCTCGGGTAGAATTATTCAAGGTATCAACACGACTAATAGCGCCATCAAGCGAACCTTTAATCAAACCAATTCCAACATCAAAAGCTTTAAAGGCCATATTACCGATAAAAGTACCCTGAATAACTTCTTTCAAGGTGCCGAACTTCTTTTCGGTGTTAACAGCTTCCTGCTGGATATTACGCATTTTAGGACTTGCGTTGTCATTTAATTCAACCTGTGAAGCCACCTTTGATGGTATCTTACGCAACTCTTTAGTAAAATCAATTACTTCACCTTTTTCAGCACGGGCTAGAAGTTCCGTTTGTTGTTTTTTAGGCAATTCATTTAATAACTGCTTGAAATTTTCTATCCCTTGCTTTTTAGCCTGCGCATCTAATTTAGCAACAATAGGCTCATCGAAAGGTTTTTTAGCACTTTTATAGCCCTCTGCTCCGGCATCAGCAGCTTTCTGCTTGAACTTGTCAAACTGCGGTCCTGTCTGGTCATTGAGTAAAAAATCAATTGTGATACTTCCATCTGCCATTTATTTACCTCCTTTCCTATTTACTTTGCATCGTTGAACATGCTTGCAAATACTGACTGTGCATCCCCTGAGAACTTATCAGCGTCATCATCTTCTTCAAGGTGGCGCACCTTATCCAATTGAAAGTAATCCTTCATCTCGGCCGCATGACTTAGCCCCTCTGGATTATCCTTATAACCATTTAATTCATCATTACGATAAGCACGTATCTGTTGAATAGGTGTTTCAGAATTAAGGTTTTTAAACAGTGCTATAAACACATCCCAGTGCATATGACCCAGCTCTTGAATTAAATCAATATTGTATTGCTGACGAAATGAAGCATAAATAGCACCCGCATCTTGCTCAAAATCAAAGTCAGGGATCGGCGCAGCACCTTCTTGTTCGTCATCATCACTAGCATTAGCATGCCCATAGGGGTTCTGATAGAGGTATTTAAACAAGTCGGCGATTATCTGAGCTTTAATGCTTTCGTCCTGATATGGAAAGTCGTCAATTATCAACAAGTCAAAACATTTGTTCGCCTTTTCAGCATCACTAAGCTGCTCATCTTCAATCACACTAAAAGCCTGAATGACCACATCAAAAGCTAAATTAATTCGGTAAACATTACCGTTAAATTCAATTGTTGATTCAGGTTTTTTGGTGAACGAAAACATTACTTGCCTTTCTTGTTGTTTTGACGACGTTCTTGGCGGTTGTTTTCGACTTCGTCATCGTTACCAGCCTTGAAGAAAATACCAGCTAGCCTGCCTAGGTTGTAATCACGTCCACCAGTTGCTTCTAAAATGAACTTTGCATCTTCCGGACTAAATAACGCTTTGATGTAATCAGTAGCCAAACGTGACGCTTTCTCAGACGATTCGTTACTCAACTTCTTCTTAGCCTCAACATTTAACTCATCAGCTTGTTTTGAAGTCATCTTTTTTTCAAGCTCGTTAATGTCAATCATCAAGTTGCTGAACTGTTTATCAATTTCAGGCGTGTAAGTAGCCTTTAACTTGCGCCCTTTTAGCACAAATTCCTGCGTGTTAATCAATAAATTAGTAATCTGAATAGCCATGTATATTCTCCTATGTAATTCGTTTGCATGGGCTTCTCACCCCGTTTGGACGTTTTAAGCCGTCGTCGCTAGATCAATTAGTGAGTGCCAGTATCTCCGGTAGTTACCGTACCAGCATTGCTAACTCGTTGTGGCTTGCCATTGGCAGCCAAGGTGAAGCTAAATGTTTGCTTAACGTTAGCAGCGCCACCGAAAGGTACAACGGCAACCAAAGTAGCAACGAACTGCACGATGTTCCCCTGTGGGTCAGTCCAACGTGCCAAAGTGCGCAATGTATCACCAACTGCAATAAACTTAGACGCAACATAGTCTTGCGCGGGGTCACCAAACTTACGATGCCCAGCAATTGCAAACTGAATGGCCTTACCAGTTACATCGTGATCGGCGAATCCTTCGCCATCGTAATAGGCGGTTGTATCTGCCGTTTCAGAAGCTGACGGTGTAATCGTTGTAATACCCGTTGCCAGTCGTCCCCACTTAGCCTTTGATACATCATCAAGTGAATTATTCCCATTTAGGTCAATCTCTAACTTGTTGACCCAGTTTTCTTGAAATTCTGCCATTAATTCAAATCTCCTTGTGTTCTTTTAGCCGTGATTTGCACGGAAAAATCCAATAAAAAAAGGCTTTTATTCTGCACATCAACCATTGATAGAAACGGTTGAGGCTGAATATCTAGCCTTTCGACGGTATAGGTACCGTCAGTATCTAATTTAGTTAAGTTATCTAGGTAATTGCTGATTGACCACATCACACTATCGCCTTGGCCAAGACTATTAGTAGAAAGTGCCACCTCGAATGGCATTTCCTTTAGTTGAGTACCATCATAATCGGCGCTGATTACCTTTGACCCTGGTTGAGCGTAGATAGCGAACGGTTTCGTTTCCGAAATATAGCCAAGCATCAATTTGCCTGGTAATTGCTTGACGTTATCGTTGATAGACTTTGCTAAACATTCTAGTAAATCCACTATTGCATCCCCTTTCTAAAGGCATTAATCACATTGTTCATGCCTTGCTTGTCACCCTTCAGACGTAAATCCCAACGGCGACTAGTGCCAGGGGTCGTATAGTTGCGGACTCGATAGCCACCACGACCAACAAACCCGTAAAACTGTGCTTTGGCGTATGGCGTTGTGTAAATGATTGCATCAGTGCGGTTGCTTAAATGAGCGGTGTCGCGTAAATGGTTTTGACGTTGCTTGCCAGAATACGGAACAAAGCGGTTCATCTCTAACATTGCTTGATTAGCTGCTAGATAATTACCCCTTGAACGGCCATTTTGAAGCATTTTATTCACACCGTTTAAATCCAAATGTACGCCGGTCATAATACCTCCAGCTTGTAACTCCAAATGTCGTTGCTTAACGGGTCACGATGCTCAATGATGGTCTTAACGGTATAGTCAATTCCATCAAAGCTAATTACATCCCCTTGGTTCGTCTTTGTTAATGTTGGCATTGGCGTAGTTATCCCGGCATATAAATAAACACTGCCATTTGCGACAACTTCACGATTGTTATTAGTACCCGAACAAATTGTCTGGAGTTGCACCACACAATTAGCTATCGGTGTATCAATCGTGCTACCAACACCACCCCAATCGTCTGGATCACCAGGACGCTTGTAGATAATGTTTTGGTTGCACAATGCCTTAGGTACTTTAGGTATTATCATAATCCACCTCGATAAAGCAATCCATGGCGCCCCAATAGCTGAATAGCTTCATCGGGGATGACCGAACCATATCCATTAGTGATGGTACCGCTTAAACCAGCACCTTGAATGTGCGTGTCACCAATTTGAACATCGGCTGTCCCGTCAGTGTTTAAACTGGCTACATTAGTAACCTGTAATTGGTTCATGAAATCAATGGTTAGACCTAATGCCTGCTTAAATGCTTTTGCCCTTGCAATATAGGTAAATATTGACGATTTTAAATCATCATCCAAGCTATGCTTTAGCTCATAAAATCCATTAGTAACATTATCTAGCTGAATAGTGGCCTTTTTAAGCAGCTTATTAAAATCTTTCAGTTCCAAATCATCGCCAATCAGATCGTTGTATTCTACATAATTGAGGTACATATTAACCTCCTAATTACTTACCAGTGTTGTCTCCAGTTACAGGAGCTTGAGCTGGCGCTTGTGTGCTAGACTTACGCTTATTAGCTGACTTAGTTGAGTCATCAGGCACATTCTTGGTGTTCTGCTCAATATATGTTCCATCCGCATAGTTAAACGGCTTAATCACCAATAGCTTAGTGTCATCGTAAATCGCCACACCATAGATAGCATCAGCATTAAACTTGGTCAACTTATGATCCATGTCACGGCCAGTTTCAGAATTAACATTGCGCTTCAAATAAGTCTTCATAGCACCAGGCTTAGCAACAATCGCTGAACCAACAGGAATCTTACGAGAGCGCTGGAACTGCCAACCAAGGACTCCACCAAATACACCACTGGTCAACATTGAGTCTCCCAAATCTGTTTGGCGCTCCCAATTCAAAGCGGCTGCCTTACGAACCGTATTCGCATCCTTAGGGTTGATAAAAATAACACCTTTAGCCGTATCGTCTGTCTCAACGTTTTGCTCACTAGTGTCGTCAATAAACGCATCTTCAATTTGGTCAATAAAGTCTAGCTTAGTAAAATCAACACTTCCCAAAGATAGTCGAGCCTTTGAAGCCGTGGCTACGATATCGTTATCAATCTTAGAAGCCATCGCCATTGTGATTTGCTTCTGAGCTTGTCCAATTGGATCACCATAACCAACCAAAACAGATTCATCCGTTAACTTAACTCCTGTTCCGACCTTCTTGATGGTGAATGTGTCTGTTGAAGAAGTTAGCTTTGAATAATCAATAGCCGCCCCTTCTTCGACATCTTTAGCATCCCCAATATATTTCCATCGTGGAACAGTTACCGTATCACCTGGACGGCCTTGCAAGGTTGTATCCATTGGCGATAACGTACTGAATTTTACCGCCTTAGGAAGTTCGGCAGAAATCATGTCTGCCAATACCTGAGGATCAATCATTTCGCTTACTTGTGTTACATCATCTGCCATATAAAAAATTCTCCTTATTCAGCTTGTACAGCTTGTTCATACCCTTCTGGGTCATTATGTTTAAACTCAACTCGTTCTTTATAGCTCATGCTACTTAGATTAGGTTTGTCGTTGTTTGAATTACTTGGATTTCCAGGAGGTGTAATTTTTACGCCTGGCTTAGTCTGCTCTGGTTCAGTGGCTTTAAACAAGAATGAATTATCATTCTTAATGCTCTCTAATTGGTCATTTAAACCAATTAGCTTTCCATCATCACCAAAGCTAACCTTATCCATATCAATTAAAGCCTTCGCGGCCTTATTATTAAGGGCTCCAGCCTTTAACAAAGCACTATCCACCTCATAGCCTAGCTTTGTTTTAGCTAAACTATCAGCGGCTTGCTTTTGGCTATCCTTTAATTGCTGTTGTAGCTGTTCAACTTGATTAGCTGCTTCACTGTCTTTTTCAGCCGCTTTCTTGGCCTCTTCAAGTTGCTTGGTAAATTCACTAACCTGGCCGTTTAGGCCGTCGCGTTCAGCTACCACATCATTTAATTGCGCTTTAACAGCGTTTACATCTTCGCCATGTGCCTTCATCACTCCTTTCACTTGTTCATCGGTTAATCCGAGTTCTGTTAATGTTTTTGTATCAAATGCCATAATTTTCTCCTAAGCAGTTAGTTAGCGGGTCTGCTCCCGCACAGAGTTGTTATGTAGGTAGTTATAGGCTTGCCCAGGCACACAAAAAGCACCTACATCACTGTAAGTGCTTAACAATTTTTCTTTTACATACCTTATTGTTCATATTGTAACCACCTTTTCACGACTATAGTCACGACCAAGCCAACTATTTTCATCAATTAGTTTTCTGATGTTAGCTTGCTGATTAGCTATTTGTGATTTAATTCTAGTAATCATATCAGTATCATCTAATTCTTGGGCTACAGCTAGCTTCTTTTTGCTAGCACGAATAGCACGTTCAATTTGGCGCTGTTTAGCTTGAACTTGAGCGTTGGCTAACGCTTTATCAGGGTTAGGAATATCACCACTATCAGGCACCGTATTAGCTTCTGGGTCAAACGGCGTTAATGTGTGATGACAGTTAGCGCCCTGAGTACCCGCTGGTGTCCCATAGCCGTGGTTATAGATGCTATCAAAGCTATCATCATAGTTAGGCGATCCAACAGGAACTATATTCACGACATGGCCTTGAATATAGGCACAAGCTTCACGGGATGCATGATGTGAGCTCATCAACGCTTGACCAACACCATAGTCATTCATTCGCTTTAACCTGAGATCATTGAAAGTTTGATGAGCTGTGTTGCCAATCACTAAGCGTGAATACGTTTCTAGACTCCAACGTCTACCTGAACTATCCACTAAATTAGTTGGTAGTCCTTTGGCCACCCACTGGTAGATATTATCGAACAACGCTCTCTCTGGCGTTTTAATACCAGTTGTAACTGCCAATGTAGATTTAGTAACGATATCTTGATAAACCTTAACGGCGGCATTCTGTGAGTCGTTGCGCGTCAGCAAAGACTGATTGACCACGTTACTTAAATCATCGTGCGCTTGCCTTGCAACTGAATGAATGATGTTTTTGGCATCTTCGCTCATCGGTGTCTCATCGCCCGTGATTTTACTTAGTTGGCCATCGACGTCATCCACAATCTTAATCCCATTATTGGTCAGTACCTTACTAACCTCGTTAATGGACTTTCCAGCTTGCTTAGCGACTAGCTTAATTACTTCGCTATTCAACATCCCCGCATTGGATAATTGTCTTACCTGCCAATCAAGAATGTTATCAGCGTCATAATTACTAATATCAATATCTTGCAACCGATTAATAATAGTCTTGAATATCATTTGCTCAAGCAAACTAAACTCATCAACAATACGATTCGCATCGTTATTTAAGCTGTCGTGAGTGATCATGCTCCATCATCCCCTAACATTTGACGTTGATTAGGCGGCGTGAAATCGTCTTCTGGTGCCTCTCCTTGCACTTCTGATAACCAACGCTGTGCGTCCTCTTCAGAAAGTCCATAGTTGCGCCGTAAGAACTCAATTTTTGGCATAATACCAGCTTGAACGGCTAACATATCGCTCTTTGCTTGGGCATCCTTATCAACAAAGACACCGTCTTCAAAATGAATGTTAATGTCTAACGGATTAGCAGCCAAATCATAGTTCAGTGGGGATGTTCCATTGTCAAATAATTCACCAATACTAGACAGTTCAACAATCGTGGTGATTAATCCTCTTAACTGCTTTTCAACCATCGTCAGATAGCTAGAGCGGGTTCGATAGGTTCGACTATTGTCAGATACTACCTCGGTAGCCGTTTTAGTCCCACTGCTATTGCTATCATTTACCGATAGTGTACCTTGTGACAGTCCCACAGCATTTTCGAACTGATGGATATACATTTGTAGGGTCTTACTATACTGGTCAACCCGGATATCGTTAGTTAAGTCCTGCAACATAGATTTATCATCACGAGTGCTAGCTAGTTGCATGAATACATCATCATCTTCTGCAAATGATGGATAACCTTGGTTAGGTAACTCCCCATACTGGGGTTGTTGATTAACAGTCGGCTTAATTAACTCAGCCCCCACTGCAATCCTACGCTTACCAAGTTTTACCTCACGTACGAACTGATCATTTGCGACGTTAATAGCATCGACAAGGCTTAAATTATTATCAACTAATCCGATACCAAGCGGACTATCTACCACAATGTTATTCTTACCAGGAGATTTAAAGTAAGCAAATGTTGGCCGTGAAATGTTGGTTAGCTGTACGCTGTCAGACAATCCAGAATAAGCTTCTAATGTTGATAATGATACGCGTGTACCAACAGAATCAGGGAAATTAGATTGATAAAGTTCATTGCTAATCATTTCAACTCTGCTATCAGGATCGTATTCATGAAATTCAATCAATGAATAATAGGTAGTTGTCCCATTGGCAGACACGGAGCTCTTACTAACGATAGCCGCACTGTTAACTTCATTACTGTTGCTATCAAGTGGCACGAATTGGTCAGCTCTAATCCAAGCCAGCTTAACTACGTTGTTTTGAATAAAAGGTCTAATCGCAAAACCACCAGTGGCAATACCAACCTCTAAGTTCTCCTCATAGTTTTGATAGAAATTACTGCGGTCAAATACCTGCTGCAAGTAGTCATCAATGTCTTTTGATTGGCTGTTGTCTTTCCCATCTGGATTAGTTGATTGAACAGAGATATTAAAGCCTTCATTTGCAATGATTGATGCTAGCTGCCTACTTGCTGACTTAGTAACCGATAGCGTGTAAGGTTTGCGGTGTTTCAATTGATTCAAGGTGTTGTAAAACTTAACATCCTTAAAATCGTTACGATAATACCGCAAGGCCGTTTGAATCCTGGTCAGTTCACTAGGTGGCAAATTAATACGTGGATCATCAGTGATTAGTCCTAGTCCTTGATTCGGTTGCATGGCGCTTACTCCTTTCTTAAATATATTTTTAATACTGTCTAATAAACTCATGACCAAGAAACTCCTAACTCCTGTTCACTTTCACGAACTAGGTATTTAAATTGGTCGACTGTGTGGTCATCAACCTTAATCACTTTAGGATCATCACTTTGCAGTGTTTTCTCTTCCCACTGGTATTTTTGGTGCTCGGGGATGAAATATTTTAAGTTGTTCTTAGTTGGCAAGTAGAATACTTTACCTTGTGCCAAAACATTCTGAACACGGTCAATCATGTCAACGTTCTTCAACTTGCGAACGTTCTTCCAATCCACGCCATAACGCTTATGGTATTCATTACGTAAGGCCTGCTCAGCACTATCCATAATCATTCCTGTAATAGCAAACGGATACTTTTGATACATCCGATTGATGAATTCATATATCTCTGGTGCTAAATCACTAGGACTTTTCTTGTTGGCTTGTCCAACCGGTGAATAATAATAGGTGTCTAGCACGACTACCCGGCGCTGGTAAGTAATCCCGTAGCAACTAACCGTAGTCGCAGATACCGAATGACCAACATCGGCCGAAAACTTTAACATTACAACATGATCGTTTTCTGGCAACTCGTCTAAGCTATTAATCTGATGAAATAGATCCATGTCATAGATTGACGTACCAAGTCCAACAACCTCACCCAAATAAAGCCAGCGATAATAGTCATAATCGTTGGCTTTATAGTTTTCAATCATTCTTAATTGCTGATTAGTGGTGAAACCTAGTTCATCATTTAGGTAAGTTGAGTGGTCAATAAAAACATCTTGTTCTAACTTTTTCTTATCAATCCATTCGTTTACCCAATCATATGGGTTTTTTGGTGGATTATAAGAATAAAATATCTTAACGTTATCAACACATGCTGGTTTCTGCCGAATAAATGTTGGGTTTGCTGTATCAAACACCTCAAATGATTTCATGTTAGCAGCTTCTTCATACCAAACAGCAATGATATTTCCTACGGTATTAGACTTTAACTTTCGCGGATTATCAGCACCATAAAAATAAAACGTGCTACCGCTAGCGATATGTTCAATCTTTAGTGGGGATGCATACGTCCGAAATTCCCCTTCAGAGTTGACCATATCAATGGCCCATAAAATTTGGTTATAGATACTATCACGTAAATTATTGGCATTTTCTCGCACACAAATAACATTTACTTTGTTACCTTTTCCAGCTAACTTAAGCATCATTAGCACTAACTTAAGACTGATAACAGACGACTTAAACGAACCACGTCCACCCTTAGCAATTACTTCGGGCTTATCAGTTCGCCATAGCTTAGCAAAGTGTGGGTTAATCATATCTTTTGTATGTATAACTACATCACTCATTTAACATCCCCTAAATCATCTACCACAGTCGTTCTATTCTTATCTCCTTCGCCGTCGCTATTTTCAAACCTGCCCTTTTTAAGCATCCAATCCAACAAAGTATCACGGGCCTTGTTACGATCGTGTAACTCAACTACCACGCCATCCTTACCAACGTTGACCTTCTTCAATAATTTTGTATCAACGCTTACTTTATCTTTGAGCGCAACCCAAGAATAATGCTTTGTTATCGGTTGGCCTGTATCTTCATCAACAGACTTTAGCTCTTCACTACCAAAGTTTATATACTCCCCTAGGTCACCTTTTGCTTCGGCCACTACATCATCTAGCAAATCAAAAACGCCTATGCTTAGCTCTTTAAATCGAGCATCACGTAGACGTTTTATTTCTTTTTGAACTCCAACATTTTCCAACAATCGTGGGCCTGCTGTCTTAGCTGTGCTGTAATCAACACCATAAGCGTTTATATACGCTTGGGTTGCATTATAAAGCCGAACAAACTCAATAACAAAGGCTTTTCGCTTATCATTTAAATCACTATTAGCTAATTCTTCAATAGCAATATCGGTTACTGTTTTGTGTGCAACCTTTTTAGGTTTTGTGTGCACACTTTTTTGAGAGGTTGCAACCTTTTTAGTTGCATTCCAGTAGCGTGACTTCCATGACTTAACAGTATTGATTGTTACGCCGTACTTGTCAGCTATATCCTTATATTTCATGCCAGCTAAATAGTCTTGTTCAGCTTCTTCATACTTCTTCATGTCATCGCGCCACCTCCTTTACTGCAAATAAAAAAGCACCGAAGTGCTTATGCAAATCTAATGCTTTTATTTTGTCTCAAATAATCCGCCGCTTTCCAAAATCCAAAAGATATATTATCTTCCTCACTACTTTGCTTATATTCTGGCTGTTTAATATGAACCTTACCACTATGGTATGCCACTAACCAAGTTGCGGTGACTGAAGTACCAATAATAAAAAACGTCATACCGTAGAACAGAGACAGCACTACCCGCTTTATTGCATTAATTTTTATTTCATTCTCTCCCAACATTTCAAACCATGATTTAATACTAAAATACAATATGACTAACGGAACAATAAAATGTCCAGCCATAGAAGTAATCCTAAGTGACTTAAGATTGAAAACAAATTCTACATAAGCAATCATGACTATATAGCTAATGAATAATATTAGCGACATAAATATTAGAATGAACATCATATCTACATCTCCTTTTTGTCTCTACGCTTTTTATATTTTGTTTTACTGAAATCGTTCATTACTTTTTTTGCTTCAAAATATTGTTTAGTCTTTCTAAACTGGTAATCATCGCTGTTGTCTTCTATGATTTCATATGCAAATAAAAAACGCTCACATCTTTAAAAGTGTGGAACGTTTATAATTACTTATTTGATTTATTACTTTTGGACCATGCGATAGCAATTGCACCAATGATTCCAAATATGGCAAATACACCATTCCAATACTGGCCCTTTAAAATCATAATCAAAGCTAACGTTAACGCAAACATCACGATTATAAATCCAAAAATAAGTCCCAGCAGTGTTGTTATACGATTTGACTTACTATTTTTAGAACTTACTTCAGCAGATTTACTTTCCAATTCTTGACGATGTTTCATTTGTTTTTCAGACATTGCAACAATTCTATCTGGAAAGCTTGAGTCAATATTCCCATAATTTCTCAATTCATTAGAAGGAGGTAATGGACCTGCATAATGAAATTGTTGTGGTGTTTTAGCCTGGTTGTTCTTTTTAAGGCCAATATTTTGTTTGTGGCTACTTTGACTCATGGCCAACCACCAAATTAATTGAAGCCCTTAAGCTATTTCCAACAGCATTCCAATCGCTTGAAATTGCTTTTTTATCATCATACTCAGAACCAACAAAAACATTTTTAGTTTGAATTGAACCGATATTACCAGCCATGTTTAACTTTGAAAAACCATTTAGGAGTGATCCAAATATGTCACGTTTTACATTGCTTTCATACTTCATAAGCATCATTCCTCCTTGCTTTACACTTGCTTTATTGTAACACATATAAACTATTCAAATAAAAAAGCACCGGAGTGCCTACTTATTCAACCATGGCATATGTTTCGTGTAATCCAATTTACTAAGCTGTAAGTCACTCTTCATGGAAGCGTGCCTAGCTCCTCTGGTCTCATACTGATGGTCATTATATTCAATTAGCTCGTCATTAACTGCGCTTGATTCTTTAATCCGCTCCTCTCGTTGAGCAGCGGTCTTCATTCCGATTTCATCTCGGCCACCTAACGAGCGTCTGTCATATATTTTTTTATTCATTATTTCTACCCCTAATACTAATTATAGCAATTGGATTAAAATAAAAAAATGTCAACTCTATAAAATTTACTCTAATAGTGAAATAACCACTCCATGTGCCTCACATAGCCAATCGGACTCAATAACAACTCTTGGCGCATTTGCTGATGACACGCAACCCTGGTCGCCTTGTCGTTGTTATTACGCTGAATGTACTTGCGGTTCACTTCCGTCGAACCTTGGATACGCTTCTTAATCATTTCTGGTGGAATCACTTCTCTTTAGCCCCCAAATTCTTAATTGTTGCTAAGTCCCAAATACCTAATTCATACATCACACGAATGACATTCTTTTGGCGGGAATGATAGCTACCACCATTTTCTTTGAACTGCGCATTGGAAAAGTCTAATTTAGTAGCATCATTAATTGGATTAAGGACGGTCGTATCATCAGCCCAATAAGCCCAAGGCTCAAAAGCGACATCCTTCCATTTTTGAACTGTAATAGCCCCGTTTGCTGTGCCAATTATATTCTGATATAGCGGGTAGTTTGCTAATGAGCCTGGATTAGAGTACATTCCATAACCATACAAAGCAACATTATTGGGATAGCTAGGCAGTTGTAATGTACAACCATTGTCGAAATATAGACTCCACGGTGTGGTTGAGGTATCTAATGCCCAGGCCATCGGTGGACGACGTGGTGTTGTGCTAGTGGCGTCCTTGCCATCTCGACCATCTTTACC